ATGATGATATCCACGAAACTCTTCAGCCATTCGACGCCGCGCCGCAGCGCCGGCCCGAACCGCTCCATGATCACGTAGTAGATTTCCTCCCACTTGGACCGGATGATGTCCCAGGCCCCGGCGAGGGTGTTCAACTGGTCGGCCTGCATCTTCTCAGCGATGTTGGTGTTCGTGATAGACCGTTCCATCTCGCGGAGCTTTTCGCTACCTACGGTGATGAGTCCAGCAAGGCCGCGCGCCGCCCGCTGGCTGAAGGCCGCATACAGGAGTTCCGCGATGTTCGCGGTCGCTTGCTTCAAACCCACCGTCTTTGCCCATGTGTCCCGGAGACGTTCAAAGACCTCCACGATTTCGACGATGGACTTCTTCGCGGGGGAGATATCCTTCATCGCAATGCCAACAGCCGCCAAGGTCTTCGTGGTCTTGTCGCTGGCCTGCGCCAATGCGTTGAAAATCTGGGAAAGCTCATAGCCCACCGTGCTGGGACTGGTCCCAACACTGAAGAGCGCCATCGCCAAGGCCAGTGTCTCCTCCAAGGAGCGCCCAAACAAGTGGGCCGTGGTGCCGACGTACTTCATAGCATTGGCCATGTCACTCAGGCTGGCTGGGGACCCTTCAACCGACGCCACCAGCGCATTGACCGCCCGCATCGCCTGGTCGCTGCTCAGGCGGAACTGGTTCATCATCGTGACCATAATCTTCGACGTTTCCTGCAAGGGACTCAGCGTGGCCTCCGCCAGGACCACCGAACCCCGAACCATGTTCCGCAGGTCCTCGAAGCTTTGCACGCCCGCCGCCGCGATCTGCAACCAACTCTCCGCGGCTTCCGACGCCATCTTCCGGCTGGTCAGGGTGATGTCCCGCACCGCGCGCATGACTTGCGGGCGCATCTCCATAGCTGCCGCGCCGAACTCGCCCATGCGCGTGACGGCGTTCGCCACGTTCTGCTCGAACTCTACGAAGCTCCTGACCATGTTGGTGACGAACTGATGGGCGAGGTTGTAGGCGGCGTCCGCAACCTGCTGGAGGATGCGCACGTACTCGCGCAGCACGTCAATGCTCTTGCGGACGGTGGCGACGACCGGGGCGGCGAGGAACTGGATGATGGCCTTATTCACGTTCCAGAAGCCGACCGCGATGGACTTGAGGATGTTCCAGAGGATGCTGAGAACCTGGTTGAGCAGCTTGAACGCGGCTAGGGCAAGCCGCACAGCGACAATCACGCCGAAGATGGCCGCCCCGAGCGAGATGATGACCGGGCCACCCTTCGCGAAGATGTTCACGATGGTTGTCAACAACTGGTCGGCCATGCGCCGGAAGGGTGCCCCCAACGCTAGCTCAAGTTGCTTCAGAAAGTCCCCGACGCCGTGAATGCTTCCCCCCTGCTTCAGGTCGTCAACCAGCTCCATCCGCGCGGGCACCTGAACATACCCCTCGGGAAGCTCGATGTTCCCCACGGTGAAGTCAACCAAGACTGTCGTCCGTCTGTCCGAAAGCGGCATCCGGGATAGCCCCCTTGTAGAAGGCAAAGTCTGGCGGTGCTGCGGCGCCCTTTCCTGCCTCGTCCATCTCGCGCGTCATCCGGTCCCCAATCGCACCGAGGAAGACCTGCATCAGCGACAACTCCCCCGGGAACTGGCGCACCAGCGGCTTGCCATTCGGGAACTGGCCCGTCTTCTCCACCCAACATGCCGCAAGCCAAGCCTGCTCCATGCACCGGGCAAAGAACCGCTCGCGGACGTCCGCGATGAGCCCATCCATTGCGGCGGCCACGGCCTCCTGTATCTCGCGCGCTTCCTCCTCCGCCTCTTGCAAGAAGCGCCGGCCCAATTCCTCCCTCTCGGGCGTCGCAGGGTCGGCGCTGCTCAGGACAATCCGTGGTTTGTCCGCGTTCCGTGCCTTAATGCGGGCGACGGCAGCTTCACGCGCTTCCTCACGTCGCCCGGCGTAGAAATCAATCTCTCCTGTGCTGACGTAGTGGGCCGCTACGCCAGCAGCCCTTTTCCCAAGGCCTCAAAATCCTCCGCCGCCGCCGTGGTACGCCCCGACACCCAGTCCAAAAACCCATCCACGATGCGCATCAACGGCACCGTCGTGGCCGTCTCATCATCGCCGAGATACGCCCGTTCTCCTCCCGTCAGCATCTCCACCGGCACCTGAAGCCGACGGTCGCAAAGGAACGTATAGAGTTCCCGATTGCTTCGATTGTCTCCGCCATTCTTCGGGTCGTATTCCAGGTCTTCCTCAACCGTCTGAGAAACCCCGTCGATGACCTTCTCGCGCACGACACGCACCCGGAAGTTCTTGACTTGGCAAAGACACTTCTCCATGAAGCTCGCGCCGGGATTTATCAAGGTATCGAGTACCGCTTCGCCACCAATCCGCTTGGCATCCCTCGCCTGCAAACGCAAACCAGCGTTACTAATTCTGTCTTCCTCCTCCAGGTCCGCCCGCCGCGCCTTGATGAAGTAAGACTTATCACCACCTGGCATGATGAGCGTCTCGGTCCCTCCGAGCATCGATACGACAAACGAACTACTCAAACCCTTTTCGCTATCAACCACCGTGTCTGCCTCCTGTCTCTGTCCTGATGATGTCGCGCAACTTACGCACATGTGTCCCCACGGTGGGGACACAAACCTTCTCCACCATCGCGGCTCTATCGGCGGCCTCGGGTGGAATATCAAGAGTGAAGTCCACCAGGTTGCTTTCGTTGAGCTTATGGGCGACGAGGGTGCAGCCGTTGCCGATGAGAAGCGACGCCTTGATGTAACTGGTGGTCGTGATCTGCGTCCTGTCCTGGGGGTCAGGCATCGGATCTACACCTCGGTTCATCAACTGGTCGTCTCGATTAAGTCCCAGGCTGCCGTGGACCCATCAGCACTTGCGAGCGCCTGGAAGGAGATGCCGTCCTGCTTGAGGAACCCGGTAGACGGGATGGAGAGCGGGGCTTCCGTGTAGATGATGCGCGGGAACTCCAGCGTTGCAACATGGCCACCCGCAGTCATGACCAGTTTGTAGGCGGCTTCCGTCTTCGCCACGAACTTCGCGTACAGCGTTGAATCATGGAAGTGCCGACTGAACGTTCCGGTCCACTGCGCGCATTCCCCGTTCGGCAGGCAGGTCGGGTAGACCTGGCCGTTGAGTGTCGCAGCTTCATCCACCGATGCCAGCATATTGTCGAATGAAAGCGAATGGTCGTTAGTCAGGTTGTCGGAAGCGCCGTCGATGGAGATGGCTGCATTGTTGAAGTGGTACGGGGTAGTCGTGATGGCGCCATCGTCCAAACCAACATCCGCCCTGTTAGGCGAACTCCAGGGCGCGGGTCCCCGCAGGCCGATGAGTTCCAGGTCGAGCATCGCCATTTGTCCGAAACTTACGCCGATCTTCCCGCTCGCCACCTTCACGTCACCATACAGTTCGCTCACATGGCCCATATGCCGGAAGACCGTGGCGAATAGGCCCTGCCCGTAGGTGTCCATGCTGGCGTATGTGTGCTGGCGCATGAACGCCCACCGGCCGATGTCCGCAATGGTGCCGGATGGCGTGACCACACCGCTCTCCATCCCGCCAGAGCCGCCTGCCGCCGTCAGCATCCCCGGTACGATGGGAATGCGCAGGCTCCCCGTGGACCAACTACCGCCCGAGTACCAATGCCGCGGGCCGCTCAGATACCCGTCCGCGTACTGGAAGAAGTTGTAGTGGTGATCCACCCCGATGGCCGCTTCCTCCGAAATCGGGAACACCACGGTTGGTTGAGACTCGATACTGCCCTGGGCGGTCTGCAATGCCACGCCCATCCAACATTGCTTGTGCTGAATGAATCCCGGCATAGGGAATAGGCCTCCTTCAAGGCAACGTTACCGCGCCCTGTAGTTTGAAACATGAGATGGAGAGGTTGATGGGCATGACCGCCAAAAGGTTACCGCCGATTTCCAGTTGCTGAAGCTGGTTGGTTGCATCCACATTGACGTCGACGCTTTCGCCGCCCAGCGAGTATTGGTCCTCAAGGATAGCCGTAATTCCGTCCGCCCACGTCTTGATGAGGCTTTCCAAGGCACCCGGTTTCGATGCGCTTTGCCAGATATGCACGTCGAACCGAAAGGTAAGCAAAGCATATCCTGGAGCCACCGTGCCATCCGCGTTGTGCCCCCGGCAGCTGTCCTTCACCCGGTTCCAACCCCTGAACAGTATCCCAATCGCCGGGCATTGTCCACCCTGGACGATCTCGTCGTCGTGGTAGAAGAATACATTGCGCGGCGCAAATCCCGGAATGTATTCTGCCCCCCGCGCCTTGATGACGGCTTCGATGGCGTTGCCAAGTTCCGAAGTAAAAGTCTCCGCCATGGTCCGCTATCCCCAATCCCTCACGCGGCCCTGAATGAAATGCCCTTGCCGCATGGGGTCGCTGCTCCTACTGGGCACAACGCGCCATGGCCGTTGGAGCCGACGCGCATGCGTCACGTGGTCCAGAATTTGCTCGCACAGTTCGTCGATTTCGCTTTCTGTAAACCGAATGACCGTATGGGCGGGGCGGAAAGGCTTCCATGGCTTTTTGGGAGAAACAAACTGCATGTTGTCGGCGTAAGCTTGGTGCCCCGTGATATCATCGCCGCGCGGATCTAAAAGGTTGATGCCATGTTCGCCCGCGAAGCCTTCACCCGGTGCCGTGGGGTTGCGCGACCCCATCTCCATATGCTGGCGGCCTCGGTATTCCCAGTGGTCGCCCGTCTTTCCGGTCATCTGTGCCCGCATGTACCCCGTCAAATCCATCAGCCGTGCATGGCCCACCGCGTCAACTTTCCATTGCCAGTAGGGTTCGTGACGCCCATAATCATAGTCGGATTCCCAAGAAAGGAAGCCAGGCTTTTCCCCTTCTTTCTCCCAAGTCTCCTCGTTACTCGCGAAGATGACATTCAATACGCCGTCCCATGCGGGTCCGAGGTCTCCAGTTCGCCCATACACGGTTGCCGGGTCGTCATTGGGTTCCCCTAGGTAGGCCGCCATGCCGATGGAGCAGATGGCCTTCTTGTCCATCTGAAGACGCGCTCTTACCGACGGCATGGTCTCGCCTCCTTCTACCAATGACTGGGGTTTCCACTTGTGATATTCGCCCGCTTGAACAACGCGGAAGGGGCGCTCTCATTGACGACCGATGCCTCGACAGGTACGTAAGACACCGGGTCATCGGCATCGGCGACTTCTACCTCAGGCACCTGCCGCAAGGTAAACATCTTCTGCAGCTCATCGGCATCCTTTGCCAATTGATCGGCGAACCATAGATTCGTGGTCTTTCCCTGCACTTGCGCGTCCCAGCGAATATACTGAGCCGCCGCCCGCTTGGAGACCACAATCTTCGCCATCGCATAGGCTTCGGGGTTCACCGATTGGCTGAAGGGAAGGTCATAGCGGAAACGCAGAGCCCCGTCGAAACGAGCCTCTGCGTCCCTGATCTCGGCTTCCATCCGGGCGATATCTGGGTCCTGGTATGCCTGCTTGTCCAGGTGACCGTAGACGTCTGACCAATTGCAGTAGTTGCCCACGGCTCTCTCCTTTCCTACAAGCAGTCGCGGGCCCTACTTCGGTGCGGCGTCCTCGGAGATGACGGCATCGAAGTCGACCTCATCATCCTGAGGAGGCGTTTCCACCTCGACGCCGGTGAAGCCAGCCGCTGCGCGGGCCTTGAGAATCTCGTCCTCGATGTTCATCGGCTCCTTGGCCAGAGCCGCCGCGCCGCGCTTGCGCGCCACAGTATAAACCGCCTTGGCGCTCTCGCGGGCGTACATGTAGCTCTCGTCACCCTTCACGCGAAGCAGATGATTCGCCCGATTTCCCAAGGACTTGATATACGCCATCCCATCGTCAAACGTCATGCCGACGCGGTCATCGCTGTCTTTGAAGAAGCACACCTGGTCAGGGGCCGGTGTTTTCCCGCCTGGGATTTTCATGACCTTCGCGACTTGGGTCTGTTCCATGGTTTTTCCTTTCCTATCCAGTAGTATACAACCAGGCTTCGATTTCTACGTTAGTAGTGCCGGTGTTTGTGACGACAAGGCGCGTGAAGGGCGCTGGTTCACGCAGACCGATGGCGATTTCCTGAGTCACGCCCGTCGCGACCACGGCGTCCACCTGGATCGTGTCCGAAGCCATGGAGTTGTCGGTCACCCCGTTGTAGGCTTCGCTGATGTTGCGCACCGTCACATTGAACCAGGTGGCGAGGTCGTGGGTCTTCTGGACGCTGAAGGTCATGGCACCGGGCGCGGAGCCACCGTAGGGGGCAGATACGAGCAGCACGAAGCGCGCGGTTTCCCAGGCAATCGGCCGGGTGACGTTCCCATCGGGGTAAAGGTATGTCGTGAGACCCGCCGGAATTGACAAGGCGCCGCCATTGCCGGACCCGTCAACCATCCCATACACACTCTGACATGCCATTGGGTCTCACGGCTCCCTCGGTATCGACATTCACCGCACGGCTTACGCGGTCAGGCTGATGGTCGGGTCGACCCATGCCGCACCGCCAAAGTAACAGGCACAACCCGCGCCGCGCAGTGTTACCGCGCATGATCCGCGGCGCACATAGTCGAAGCTCTCCATTGTCCGTACATTCGGAGACTCTTCCCATGTCAACACGCCCGCATTGAGTGGCAAGCCAAGGGGCATGCGCCAATGCAGGGGTTTCTCGCCGACAGCCCAGGCGACGGCGTAATTATCGGGAACCCAGTCGCTTTCCACGACAATCATGCCACCGGCCATGAACGATGGCGTCAGACCCAGGCGCTGCAAGCTATCCATGGTGCTCGTCGCCATGGGGCTGGGCGCGGTCGCCCATTCCGCGATATTGGTAATCGCTTCGGCGAGGTCGCCATTAATCGCGCAAACCACGCCGTTCGCACCAAAGCCATGCTCCAGGATATGCCGGCGCATGCGCGTAAAATGCGCAAGCGCGGGCACCCCTGACACATTGTAGGCGAGATAGTGGTCGTGGGTCGATAGGAAGGTATTTTCCTTCCACGGGGGCGGGGTCGCGGCCCCGTCCCACCAGCCGCCATCAAGCAGCATGGCGCGCATGACGACCTTCGTAACCCATCGCTGGTCAGCCGCCAAAGCTTCACGGTGATTGAGTTCGATGGTCTGCCTGTCAATGCCATCTTCCACAGCCTGCTGGGTCACGGCGGAACCCAAGCCATAGCGCATTGGCGTGGGGAGACTGATCTCCTGATAGTCAATGCGCTGGCGCGCGGGCGTTCCGCCTTCACCGATGGGACGATAAGACATGCTCCGCTGTGGAACCCGCACCTTTTCCTTATGGGTTCGTTCGCAGAGCAAGTTGTCCCATTGCCGGTCTTCCTCGTTGTACTGGGATACCGCGACCTTCATCTCGGTCAAGATATCCATGATTTGCGCGGTATTGAGAATGCCGTCTGCCATCGGGATATTCTCCTTTCCCCCGTGGGGGCAAATTGCCTACAGGGTAGTGTAGGTCGGTGCGATGTCCAGCATGAATTCGGTCGCCGAGATAGCGATGCCGACAATCTGGACCACCTTGCCGGTCCCTGTGGGCGCGGCGTCCTGCACAGCTCCTGCGGTTTCGCCCAGGTATACGGGGGTCCCGGGTGTCAAACCGGATGCGCCACGAACCTTTCCCTCGCGCACGACGGTTACGGCTTCACCGGCTCCGGCGGCGAATGGAGCAAAGCCCGTGCAGGGCACCACTTGCCCTGCCACCGCCGCGAGCGCAGGCGTTACGGCCCCACTCTGGCTTCGCACCATGCATGGGGCGGAAATGGCTACACTAGCCACTCCACTTTCGTCCACATCGCCAATCAGGTTGATGTCGGTTACGAGTTCCAACGCCATCGTTTGTCACCCCTTGAGGATTGCCGGTTCCCCGGCTCATGTTGACTACTTGTTGTTGAGTTCAGCCAGGTGCTGCCGATACAAATCCTGCACGGGGGTGCCCGTGGAACGGTGCTTCTCAAGGATTTTGGCCTTTGTGTCCGCCGCTACCGGGAGGGCCGCCACCTGCACAGCCGGGTCTGCGGTGGGGTCGAAGCCAGCAGTGGCGATTTCGCCGCGCTGGAACGTCTGAATGCCGCCAAACTGCTTCACATGGTCGATGACCGCCTGAGCGGTTTCCGCGCAGGGGTTCATGGCGAGGTTGGTGAGTACGTCCACGGCGGATGCAGTGATCTCCTTGCGGCCCCCGTCGATGGGAATGGCGCGCAGCATCTCGCGGGTGCGGCGCTCGTCTTCCTCGCGGGCGTGCTTGCGGAAGGTCTCAAGCTCCGCGATGGCGGATGCGGCGACTTCCTTGCTGCCTTCGAGTTCCGCGATTTTCCGCTTCAGTTCGGCCAGTTCAGCGAGGAGGTCTTCGGTGGGCGGCGCGGCGCTGGCTTCGATATCACCAACCTCCGCCTGGTCGCTGGACTCCTCTGCGGCGGCTTCTTCGACCGACTCGGCGGATGTTTCAGCCGCTACAGTTTCGGCCTCGGCCTCGGCATCCACCTGCTCCTCCTGGGCGTCTGCTTCGGTCTTTGTTTCATCCGTTTCCTCGGCGAATGTGCGACCCTCGGAAATCTTTGCCCATTCCTCGTCAGTCAGAACAGTGCCGAGGGCTTCCTCCACTTGCGCCCGTGCCTGGGCTTCCGTCATGGTTGACGCACCTCCAGTCGATTGGGCAGACGCGCCGCCCTCTTCATTGTCCTGCTCTTGTTCCCGCAAATTGTAGGCGCTCGCCGCAATTTGCATTTCGGGCTGTTGCCAAAAGAAAGGCCTGCTCGTAAGCGCGGCCCCCTTGATAAGCGTCGCATGACCCTTATACACCACGTCCTCCGCATCGCTTATCTGGAAATGCGCGGAGATGAAGGGAAGCTCTCGGCTGGCAATCTTCGCCTTGCCAAGTTCCGTATACTCCACGCCGCAACACAGGACGCCTTTATATCCATCCACGTCCCGGATTTCCAGCGCCCGAATCCAGCCATAGGCTCCTTCGGGATTAGGGAGATGGTCATTGCGTTCGTCAATGGGGATGCCAAGTGCGGTGGGAACGCCATCCTCGAAGGCGGCGAGCATGAGGGCGATGTCGTCATGGGTGACTTCAAAGACGCCGAAAGCGGGGTGTTCCCAGACGCCGGGGTAGATCAAGGGGTGCCAGATGAGGCCGTCGTCGCCCGCGCTTGCCAGGTCGAAAGAGGCAAGCGCAAAGGCCTGGGCATCGCCGCCGGGTTTCGCGAAGAGGACCGTAGATTGGAGCGGCTTACGCATGGTTTCCCAGGAGGGCGGCGCGTAAAACCTCGTGAGCGCCCGTAAGGCTTGTACCACGTTGGGGATTGTCTGTCAAGTATGGCCTGCAAAAAAGGCAACGCCCGGATGGTATTACCGGGCGGTTTTTATAGGAGGAGGCGCGGGGCCATAACCGCGCCTCGTAGGGACGGAGGCAACCCATGCGGTGAGGTGAGGTGCCATTGGTATCTTAGCCAGTGGCCAGGCGCTTGTCAAGGCTTCCTTTCGTCCGACGTCAGCGATGCCAGGATGCGCGCAAGGAATTGCTTGGCAATGGCGACCTCGGCGTAATTGAGCGTGCAGGGCGCGGATAGGTCGATATAGAGCCCATGAATGCCACAGCGATAACGCGTCCCGAATAGGCGTTGTTCCTTGACGCGGATAGGGCATGAGCGGCAAATGGGTGGGGTCACCAAACCCTCACCACCTGAGACAAGCCGCAGGTCCAACTAGCGTCTCCCTCCCACCACACCGAACCGAATACCCTCAAACCATTGTCCCGCGCCATCGGTTTGAGGCTACCGCTGACACCAAGATGGCCTTGGCCGCCGATATACAAGACATCGGCGAAGACACCATGTCCTGGGAACAACGCGCCGATGAACGGCCAGCTTGGGTCAATTTCGGCCACTTCAATCGCAATGCCGCCACCGATCTCCAGAGCGGGGTCCGGCGCGAGTGGAAGATACCCACGCGCCTCGATGTCACCCGGTGATGCTTGCGCACAGGCCGCGAACACAACAAACCACAGCAGTGCCATCTTCTGTCGCATGTCCTTGTCCTCCTGTCGTTTACTTTGCCAGTTTGTCCAACGATTCCCACATTGCTTTCGGGACCCAGGCAAAGGCGAAAATAAACAGCACCGCAAGCAGCAGCATGCCTAGGGCCAGATAGTGGTCCCTCATTACCTGCTCCAGCGACCTATGCTTCCTCCGCGTCCCCAGCGCCATCAGCTTTCTCCACTCCTTCCTCCTCGGACATTGCTTCAGCCTCTCCGCCATTGCCTTTCATCTGCGCCCGCATCTTCTCCATCTGCGCCCAGTCCTCATCGTCAAGACCCGGCATCCCGGCTTCCTGCAGTGCGTGGTCCAGGAGCTTGCGAGGCACGAGCACCTGCAGGTCGAACAGGGCGCGGATCATGTTGCCCCACTCGCCGATGTCCCGCATCCCGATGGGCCCGTGGGTCAATTCCGGATGGGGATAGTGATTCGGGAAGTTGTACTCCATCCAGCGCGCGATGGCGTACCGGTTGAAGTATTGGCAAACCCAGTCGGCCATGGCAACGATGGCATGGAGGAAGAGACTGCTCGCGTCGGCTGAGAGCCCAAAGCTCCCCCTGTCGCCGCCTTGCGAATACCCGATGAATTGGGCGAGCATGGTCTGGAGGATGTATTGGTGTTGGCGTTCGATATGACTTTCAAAAGGCACGTCGGCGGTCCCTGGCCATTCAAAGGTCAGTTCCCACCCTGGCGGCAGGACAATGCCGGCATCTTCATTCACCCGCAGACGAGCCAGAGTTTGCGCCATGGCCCGCAATTCACTGGCTGGACGGTCCTCATCCTCCGGTTGCTTTGCAACGGGGATGGACAGAGCTTGACGCTCGATGCGGATGGCCGCGAACTCCTCAAAGGCCTGCTTATAGCTCCACGCTTTCCACGCTTGCCGCAATAGTCCGATGCCTTCTGGGTTGCCCGCTTCCTCGCGCCAAGTGAAGAGAAGGGTCTTTTCGATGGGTATTTCGACGTTCACCATTTGCGAGCGGTCGCTCAACTTGTATCCCTTGCACACCCATCCCTGAAGCCCGCCGGTGGAGTCGAATATCCATCGGTCGACGGTTCTGCGGTCACGGTCGGCAAACTTGCGCCATCCCGTAATCCCGTCCAACTTTGTCTCCCAAACTTGCTCAAAGATGCTGAAGCCATAGATGGGGCCAAGGACCACTTGCCGGAGAAAGTCATCCCAAGAGTGGGACAATTCCTCCATCAAATTCGTCTGGATGCGGTCGGCAATCTTCTTGCCGCGCTTGGTCGTGTCATCCTTGCCTGGAACAACAGTCCAAGAGGCTCGACGGATTAGCAAGGAGAGGAGATTTTCGATGGTGGCGACGGCTGTATCGCTGCGGCGCATCTCCTCAAAACGCGCCATGCGCTCTGACAGGCTCATCAGGTCAACATTGTAGTCTTCATACACCTTGCCATTGCGCACGGTCAGCCCGGAGACGCCAAGTTCCGCGTAATGCCCGTCCCCACGGGTTTGGACATCGGCGGCGGCCAGTATTCCATCGGCGGACGGTATTCGCGGGATGCCCACGGCTGCCAGTTCCAGGGGAAGGCGCTTCTTCGGGGTGGGCGCGGCGGACGCAGCATCCTGGCCCTTGCGGGCGGTTGTCTGTGTGGGGCGCTTCTGCTGCCACGGGAACCTCAGCATTAGAAGACCCTCCGTTTCCCAGGCTGCCCGCGCAAGCCGCGCAGGGCTTCGGATTGGGGGATAGACTCCACAACATTGCTTTCCCCCGTGGTGCGGAGCTTCTTAGGCTTGATCGGGATGTTCGCAAGCAGGAAAGCGTCCGTCTCGTCCGGGTTGCGCCCGTGGCGCTTGCTCACGCCCTTCTTGATGGACGCTAGCCCTTCCGAGAGTACACTAAAATGGGCGGGATGCACAACCGTCGTTCCGAAGTTCACGTTGCTCACGCCGTGGTCCACGAGCAGGGGGCGCGGGGCGATGATCCACCACTGCTTGTCGATTTTGTCGTACTTCTTCGAGAACTGGAGGGAAACGCTGCCGCCGGCGAAGGACACGGGGAACCGCTTCTTTATGGGCGCCATGAGGGCGACGGCCTTCTCATTGGTTCCGTCGATGAATGTCGGACCGGGCCACTTTTCGTCTATTTCGCCGATCCAGTCCATCTTCTGCTGGTCGCGCACGGCGTCATCGCTGCCCTTGCGTACGGCTTTCGGCTTGAAAATGAGGAGGGCGACCACCTGGCGTGGCCGCACGCTTATATCGATGACGCAGCAGACCGTCTTGTCCGGGCCGATGGAGGACTGGTCGATGCCCTTGGAGTAGACGTGGCCGGGGATTGGCTGACCGCCGATCCACTCGGTTCTCGCGGCGAACTTCTCCAAGGCCGCGAAGTCCAATTGGGCCTCTCCGGGAGAAACCCGCATGAGGCCGTGTTCCTGAGCAAAGCCTTCCTCCCCGAGTTTCGCGATGGTTCGTATTTTCCACTCCTCATCACGTCCTGGACGAGCACGCCAGTCGATGGGAATAACCTCAAAGCCCATGGCCGGCCCATTGTCCACCATTTCGCAGAAGAAGTCGCCCTCGCCATTGTAGGTGCTGACCAACCAAGCGCAAGCGGAACCGTCTTCGATCATTGACCCGAGGCCGAGGTAGGCTTCGCGGGCCCACTGCATATAGGCGACCTCTTCCATGAGCACCGTGTTCCCGGCGAAGGACCGCCCGACGTCCGGGGTGCAGGCATGGGCGCGGATGTAGTTGCGGGCCTCAGGCCCCTCAAATCTGATGTGTGTGGTGAACTTGCCGCCGAGGGAGAGCTTGCGACGGATCTCCACGGGCAGTTCGGCCAGTTCCAGGCCGAGTTTAGCGATGTTGAGGCAGCTTTCGACGGCCACCTCTTCCTTGTTGGCGACGACGTGCATGTGCAGTGGCTTGCGGAACAGCAGCCCCCAGGCGGCGGCGGACATAATGCAGGTGGTGACACCGGTCTGGCGCGACTTCGGGATGACCGCGCTCTTGCTGTCCGCGAACATGCGCATGATGGCCTTCTGATGTGGCCACGGTTGAAAGACCTGGATGCCCTTGTCCTTGGTCTCCACCTTCCACTTGACCTGTCGGCACCATTCCACGGGGTCCTTCTCGGCGGCATCCCGCAAGACGGTGACGATATGCTGCTTTTCGACATAGTCGGTGGCGGCAAGCAAGGCAGCCGCAAGGGTCCTTGGGTTGGCCGGTGCGGCTTGTTTCTGCATCTCCATGGGGGTCTCCTTGAGTACGGCGGCCCCGATAATGCGCCGCGCGGCGATTTTGCTTCGGAAGTACGCGCGCTTTCTGCGGGTCCTGCGGCTGCGCAGGTGCTTGGGAGAGATAACCTCCTTGGGAACCACTTGGCGCACGATATTCTTTCCCGCTGGGGTCAGGAGATAGTCAACCTTCGCGACGGCGGGATGGACCTTGTGAATCCGCTTCCCCAGAAACAAAGGGACCTCCACGATGAGGGCCTCCCGGAATACCTTTCCGAGAAGCTCCTCGATAGCCCAGTAGATATCCATGGAGCCATAGCCGAGGGACCGCATCCTCCGAAATATGCCAGGACGCCCAGGCAGGCGCATGGATTTCTTCCAGCGCCGGTAGGTAGTGCGGCTTGGCAAGGTTTCCTGCGCCTGCCCAGTAGCGCGGGCGATATCTTCGAGCAATTCGCGCTGCAAGGGCGTGAGATTATCGGCATTCCAAGAGCGTCGCTGCCAGGGCTTTGCGCGGAAACGGGGCTGTTCCGGTGAGATTTTCGTCTTGCGCAGTGTCGCGGGCATGATGATATCGCCATGGGCATATCGACGGAATCAAGGCCTAGAAACGCGGATGCCTTGTCGGGATTGCGTAAAGATGGCCATGGTCACCGCACCTATTGGCTCCTCCGCCGGTTGTACGCCATCGCGGAGCACTCTATCCCGTTACTCGTCCCAGTCTATCAGCAACGCTTGGCGTTCAACCGCCTCCATCGGCGCGGCCTCCGTATCTTCCGCTGGCAAACAATGTGGCGAAAACCAAATGCGCTCCCGGTGCTTATTTGCATTGGTGCTGGACTTCCGCCGATTCGAATATCCGCCATTGGCCTTCCATTCGAAGACGGACCAGCCGGCTTCCTCCAAGGCCTCATGCCCTTCGCCTGCGTACCCGCAAAGTGCGATACGCAGGCGTGGGTCTTCTCCATACTCCAGGCACCACCGCAGGCATTCCTCCGCCAGGCCTGGCCTATCTATCATGTAGCAACGCGGGTCACGTTCCTCTTGCGAATAGGGTGGGTCAAGGAATATGCCCGTGGGATTGCCCACTTTGATAGTTGGCGTCGGTCCCGTGACGCGCGACCAGTCGCCACAACAGACCCGGACGCGCCGCAAGCGGTCGGCGAGTTGCAGCATATAGAGGCGAAGATGTTCGGACCAGAGTTCGCATTCACCGCGTCTCATATCGGCATGGCCTAAGGATGCGCGATGTACGCCCTTCCCGGCATTTCCAAGATGTGGAAGCGACCGACGCACGCCTTCCCGCGCAGCCATATCGTCCGGGAGCGAACGGTGCACGCCAACGCCGGCAGGCCAATTGCGTTTTCGCCGGCCTTCGTCGCCGCTCATTCGTCCCCCTCCCCTTCCTCATCCACGTCCTCCTCCTCCTCCTCCACCACCGCGTCCCCATATTCCGCCAGCTCGCGGTCCAGGAGCGCTTGAAAATCGTCCTCCGCACCCTCAGCCCATTCCGCCTCTGAAAACCCGTCCTGAGCCGATTCAGCCCCAGCAATGGCCATCCCTGTAGCACGATTAGACGCCGCAAGCATCCGCGTCGCCATCTCCGCCTCCTTCTCCGCACTCTCCGCGCCCACACGACCCGTCTCTATCATCTCCCGTAAGCTCGCCATCTGCTCCGGCGTCGGGTTTATCGCCGTCAATACCTCCGCCGCCACCTGCGCCACCATCTTCTCCCGCGCTACGTCCCCCTCCAGGATCTTCTTCAACCGGTCCACCTGCTGTTGCGCCAATTCACTCGCCACCTGCCACGCGCTCTTCACGTCCGCGAAATTCTTCGGCTTCAAGCCCCCCACCGGTACCGCTACCCCCTCCGACGTATACAATTGCTTCACCGGGTTCCCGTCTTCGTCGTACAGATCCGTGTATCGAAGACTCGCCGTGCAAATGCTCATGATATGCACGGCCTCAGCCAAAATGCGCCGGCAAAGGTCCTCCTCCGCGTCATCCGGAAATGGATACGATCTCCCACTGACAATGCGCCCGTCCCAACTCTCCCGCAAAACGTCCCAATCCACTCCATCCGGCATCCGCAAGGAATGCCACCGCCTCACATCATCCGGGCCCAGCAAATATCCCTGCTTTGCCAACCACTCCGCAATTCGGTCCAACTCCTCCTCCCGCGACACGTCTTCGCCACCGAAGGTCCCCATGAGGTACTGAAAACGCGCCCGGACGATAGTCCCTTCGGGGAACCTCCTGTCGATGATCTTTGCCATCGGCCCGCCGTCAATAAGACCACTGCTGTCCTCCGTCGCCGGACGCAAAACATCTCCCATCGCCTTCTTCTCCGGACGGCCAGCAGGCGTCAACGCTATCGCCCGCGCCTTCTCCTCAGCAAGAAGACGCCGCTTCTCCTCGGGGCTCAAGTATCCCGGTATTTTCATGACTTCCTCGTACTCCTATCGAAATCTTTCGCGCCCCTCAAAACCCGCCCCGCCCGCTATTCCCCTTCCTCGCATCACTTCCGCGCCCATCCCGCCGCCCCTCCTCATCCTCCTCCAACCCCACCTCTCCTCCAACTCCCTCTCCACTCACTCCTCACTCTCTCCCTCCCCCTGATCCTCCATCCCCACGCACCACATCACGCCTCCTCATACGCCGCGTACCAAAACGCAAACCCGTCGCCCTCTGAACCAAACGCCGACACCGCTCGCACAATACACCCCCCTCCGGAATTACGTGACACACCTCCGTCTCCGGACCCAAAATCACGTGCTCCCCACATACCGTCTCGTACATCCAAATAGACGCCAATTGCCACCCCAAACACCACCCCTCGCGCCCCGTAGCCCTCACAACACGAACCTCTACCCGCGACCTGGCCATGCTATCACCCCTAACAACAGCAAACCAAAATACAACGTCAAGCAAAACCCAAGCACCATCGCCAAGTACAACCCTATCTCCCGAAATATCTCCCTGTCGCTCGAATCCGCGTAAATAGGCATCCACGCACCTCCATTCCATCCATCAACACACGCACCACCTCCAGATACCACCCAACCACTCACCAACCACTTACCGACTACTCAACAACCACCCCAGCACTCACCACGCCCGCGCCCATTGATCACCCCTCACCTCGCTTCCGCGCCTTCCGCCGCGCCCACGCCTCGCGCATCTTCGCCCGAGACTCCTCACTGTGACGACGACCATACATCGGATTCGCCGACGGACCTCCTCCACGCGCAGCAACATTCTCTGGATGCATGTAATTCGCTCTCCCACGTATCTTGTGGTCGCGCGCACGAAAACCTATCCCGTACCCCCTCATCCGATTGTAAACCGCCGTCCGGCTCATACCCACACGCTCGCTTATCTCCGTCAACGATAACCCATCCTCCCAATACAAAGCCATCAATTCCTCACGCGTCGGCTCCACTACCTTCACAGACTTCAACTCAACCATCCCAACGCCCACATCCTCAACATCCTCCACCTCCTCATCCCCATCCATTCCCACCTCTCGCCCACCAAACACCCCATACCCTCCCGCCAAACCCGCCTCCAACACGCCGCCATCTCCGTACATCCCTACCATCGCGAACCATCTCCTCTCTCTCTCATCGTCACATCCCCCCCCCCATCACGCCCGCCACACCACCCTATCACCGCATCACCAGCGATCCACACCCCACGCCCATCCCCACAGCCGCGCCACACATAACCATCACACGTCATGCCACGCCCACCACCGCACAGTCCCGCTCTGCACCGCTCTGCACCGCTCTGCACCGTCAGGTCCCGCACAGCCAGCATCCCACGCATAACCCGCATAAGCCGCATAACCCGCCACTCACGCACCACGCATAGCCATGCCGCAGCCTCTACCGCCAACACAGTCACAGTATGCTACTCCTCTCTCTTATACACCATGAACACCACGACTTGCAAGACACACTCCACAAAGCTTGGTGTATTTTTTTTCCGGAGAGGATTGTCTCTTGTCAAGGCGGCAGTGGAAGAATTTAGGGGAGGGGAGGCACAATCTACTCATATGCATATGCGAATAAAGTTATATATGCTGGAAAGGTGCCGCGGAAATGGTACAGGTCGAAGCCGGCAAAGGTACAGTCTCGGGCAAGCAGTGACGCGGCCAAGCCGACCTCAAGCCGCCACGCGGCGTTGAAACCCGGCGAAATTCGCGGGCGATAGGCACTGTCGCGCAGCGATATACCCGTTTTTCCCTGTTTTCGGGTAATTCTGGTTGCTGTCGCGGCGTTTTTGCGCTCCGCGTCGGGCCCGAATTCTGCGCGTCACACGACCTCCGCGCGCGCCGAATGTGCATCGACACGTCACGATCTCCACGCATACGCGGCCCAGCCTGAGCCGCATAGTAGCGCCCCTCGCGCGCGCGAAACTCTAGGCACGCGGGAGAGTGTGGAGGGCGGGCAAGAGGCGTGGAGGTATGAGAGTGACGGGCGTGGGCTGAGGGTAGGGTCTCGGGCGACGGCGGGCTTGGCGGGGATCGCGGGCTGGGAGAGCAGTGGGAGGCGGGGCATGAGGCGCGGGAGAGCGGGGATGCGCGGGAGGCTGAGGGCTGGAGAGCGGCGAGAGGTCGGGCGGAGAGGGGGTGGCGCGGGCATGGTAGGGAGGGCCGGGCCGTGGCGGAGAGCGCAGGAGGTGAGGGGCGGGCCGGGGCGAGTGGAGAGCGTGGGGATGGCTGCGGGGCTGGGCGGCGGCGGAGAGCGCGGGAGGCTGAGGGCTGAGAGAGCGGCGCGGGCTGGGCGTGGCGGTCGGACGCTGGGCGGAGGCGCGGGTGAGAGCGCGGGCCGAAGGCGGGGCGGGCATGACGGGAGGGCCGGGCGAGAGGCGCAGGTTGGGAGACCTGGGCATGTGGGGCGGGTTAGGCGGGTGAGAGCGGGCCGCGGGCCGGTGGACGTCGGGCATCGAGAGAGCGAGCGCGGGGTGTGAGGCGCGGGCTGGGAGGTAGGACTGGAGGCTGAGAGCGCGGCGCGGGCGGGCCGGGCTGGGCGGCTGTGGCGGGTCGGCGTGAGCGGGCCGGGGGGAGAGGG